TTATGCGTATGCCCTCCGGACAAGTTGCAGGCTTTCGCCGCTTTCGGTTAGGTCGGCATCGCGGACGCGGGTGAGTGAGGCGCTGATCGTGGCGGGCTTCTCGGCTTCCATCTCTCCGATCTCGCTTGGGGTGTAGCCTTTCAGGTGAAGGCGGAGCCAACGAAGGACGGCGTCGTCACGTTCGCGGGGCACTTTGAAAATCTTGATGATCATGCTGCGATGTCCTCGATCATGGGGGCCCACTGTTCGGCGCAGGCTGTGGCGATGCCGGGGAAGGTCGCGCTGCGCAGCTTCCAGCGGTCGGGGCCGGGGCTTGCGCGGTGGATCTTCGACCAGGCGGCGTGGCGGGCGGGTTCGTCCGCCTTGCGGGGCGGGGTCAGGCGGTTGGCCGCGACCAGCTGCGGCAGGCCGCGCAGGTAAAGGCCGGTCGCCTTGAACGCTTCATCCCCGAACCACCACGGCTGAACGATCTGCGGCTTCGGCAGATTGGCCGGCATCCGTTCCTTGGCGTGGCGGTGCATGACGGGGTTCTCGATCATCACACGGGGAATGGGGGCGTTCCAGCAGTCCGCGAACAGGCCCGCGCCTGCGTCCAGTTCTGCCCACATCTCGGCAAGCGTCCGGCCTCGGGGCGGTGCCGTCAGCCAGCGAACGCCGCTGTTGCAAAGGCGCGTGCAGGGGGGATGCATGACGGCAAGTATGTCCCAGCCGTCGTTCAGCACATCGCGGATGTCGCCCACGATATGGCGGTTGCTGCGGTCGTCGGCGGGCAGCAGGTCGCAGGACCAGACGTCGTGGCCACGGGCCGCGAAGGCCCGCCGCATAACGCCGCTCGTCTCGCAGCCGATCAGGATGCGCATGGGGGTCATTCGGTAGTTGCCTCCGGCTGGCGCGTAAGGTCGAACATGAACTCGATAGCGGCTTCTGTCGGATGATGATCGGCGGCGCTCGGCGCTTCTATTGCGGCGATCTGGATGCGATCCCACATGCAAGAGGCGTCACCGTCCGAAAGGTTGATGCCGGTGAAGCTGTCGGGGTCATCGTTTTCGGATGGCCAGACCTTGATGCGGGTGCCGCTGCCCATAACGGCGACCGATCCGACCGGCGGATAGAAGAGGGGCCCGGCCCAGTCTTGCGGGTCAGGCATACATCGCTCCCGGCCCGCTGGGGCACCATGTCTCGTGGTTCATGCCTTGGGCAGCGCGGCATTCCTTGCACTGCTTCAGCATCGGTTCGGTTCGGGCCTCGGCGGAGCGTGTCATCAGCCCCGCGCCGAACAGGGCGCTAGGGCCCGTCCTGCCGGTGTGGGTGAAGTGCTGGCCGTCCTCGGTCCAGACGTTCGCCACGAACCCGTTGCCAAGGCGTTCCACCTTCACTGTGAGATGGTCGAAGACTGACATCACACCACCCCCAAAATCAGGCACCAGACGACTGTGCCAAGCCCTGCAAAGGGGATGATCCACCAGCCGCTTTTGAGTGGGAACTTGAGGCTCATTGGGTGGCCCTTTCGCGGTGATATTGCTGGGTCGCAGCAGTGAAGGTGACGTTTCGCTCGGCGGCGATCTGCGCGATGCGGTCATAGCCGCTGATCGGCTTCGGGGCGGGCGGCGGCCTCGGGGTAACGGGCGGCAGGATGATCCTTGTGGATGCGGTCATCGAGGGGAGGCGGATGGGCAAGCCAAGCGCCCGTGCGCGGCGGGTCACCGTCGTGATGGACAGCCCCATCGTTTCCGCGATCAGGGACGCATGCTTGTTGTTGCGCCACATCTGGCGCAACTGGTCGTCGTCAACGAGCGAGGGCATCGAAGCCTCCGAAGATGTGGGATGCGGGGACATCCAGCGCCCAAGTGATCGTCAGCATCAGGGCGGCAGCGATCAGCAATGCGATGGCGATGGCGACGGGCCAGCTGGGGCCTTGATCAGACATCACGTCACCCGCCCGCTGGAAAGGGGCGGTCCGAGGCGCGTCTCGGCCCTGCCGGTGATCCGCTCGCCACGCTGGTGCAGCATCATGGCGAAGTTTCCCACGTCCAGCGGGTCACCCTTTTCGACGTGGTCGCGGAGCAGGTTCGACAGTTCCGCCTCGGTGCAGTCGGTGGGGCTGTCCCATCCGCCATAGCCCTGCGCCCGCTTGCGGGCCAGCTTGGCCTTCATGGCGGCGGCGAAGGCGTCCACGGCCAGATCGTCGGGGTGGGGCGTTGGCCACTCGCGCATGGCTTCGTAAGCCTCGGCACGGGTCAGAAGGCCCGGCAACTTCAAGATGCCGATCATCTCGGGCTGGGCCGTCGCTACCGCCAGCTTCGCCGTCAGATCGCGGACCTTGCCTTCCAGATGGTCGGCCTTCACGTCGTGGAAGCAGGCGGGCGAATAGTCGGGAGCCTCGTCTTCGGGGATGAAGCTGATGCCGTCCTGCTGGCCGCTGTCGCGGTTGGGGAACAGCGCCGCGACCTCGTCCAGCGTGTAGCGGCCCGCGTTGTCTTTGATGCCGGTATAGCCCCGTGCGTTCGGCTTGTAGTAGAGGTCGCGCTTCACGATCAGGAACGCAGTGGCTGGTTGGTGTGTGAGGTCCATCACTGCATCCCCATTGCGGCTTTATACATGTCCATGAGCGCCTCCTCTTCGGCGATCTCGTCGGGCTTGCGGCGGCGCAGGACGATGACTTTCTTCATCACCTTGGTGTCGTAGCCCCGGCCTTTGGCCTCGGCCATCAGCTCCTTCTGCTGTTCGTTCACGTCCTTCTTTTCGCTTTCCAGCTGCTCGAAGCGTTCGATGAACTGGCGCAGTTCGTCGGCGGTGACGTTGTAGACGTCGGTCGCGACCTTCCTGTCGGCCTCCGTCTCGCGCATGGGTATGCGCCCCTTGCGCATGGCCTTGTCGGTATCGGTCTGGCCGGTGGCGGGGCGGTTAGGTTCGTCCTCGGGCGGGAACATGGTGCTGCCGTCCATCGTCACACCCGCATCGGCATGAGAACCTGCAGAAGGTTCGGGTCGTCGGTCAGGATGCGGAAGGGGGCACCTGCGCCTTGTCCCTCGATCCGTAGGGCGGTCGTGCGCTTCGCGAAGTCCAGTAGGAAGCGGAGGTTGAAGCCGAAAGGGCCACCCTGTCCCGTCACGGGCATCTCCACGGTGATTCCGTCGGGCGATGTGACCGACATCGCCCCGGCGTCGGGGTGGATCGTCACGCACATGCTCCGCTCCAAGACGGGAAAGCGGCGGATCGCTGCGTGGGAGATCGTGGTGCTGATCGTGTCATCTTTCGGGGGGATGACGCGGGGATAGTCGGGGAAGGTGCCGTCGATGATCTTGGACATCATCGTCCAGCCGTCCGCCTCGACCAGCAGTCGCCGGACGTCGTCCTTGTCGTAGTGGGCGGATATGGTCACGGCCTGATTAGAGCCGGTCATGCGACGAGCCAGAATGGCGGCCGATTTGTGGGGGAAGATCGCCTTGAAGCGCGAGGGCCATGCCGTGTCGGTGTCATACACCGCCAGCCGCGCCCCATCCGTCGCCACGCCCCGCAGCTTGCCTTCGCAGGTGTGCAGGTAAATGCCGTTCAGATAGTAGCGCGTTGCCTCGGTCGAGATGCATGGGGTGACCGCCGTCAGCAGCTTGTGCAGCTGAGCCTGCGGGATCTGGTCAACGTCTTTCCAGTCGTGGCCGACGATGCCCTCGGGGAAGTCGGTGGCAAGGCAGACCTCGCGCACCGCTGCCTTCATGTCGCCCACGGTCAGGCGGAGGATGCGATCCTCGGCCATCTCAAACAGGACCGGCCCGTCGTAATGGCGGATCAGCTGCAAGAGCAGGGCCGGCGCAAGCGTCGTGGACAGGTCCGGCCCCACCAGATCGGCGGGGATGGTGGTTTCAAGCTGGATGTCCAGATCTGTGCCGGTCAGGTGCAGGGCGTGTCCGGACGGGCCGGTCACGGTCATCAGGCGCAGCATGCCGATCACGGGGATCGTGTTGCGTCGCTCCACCGCTTGGCTGACGAAGGCGATGGCGTTGCGCAGTTCGTTCGCGTCAACCGTCAGGGTGCTGGTGCTCAGGATCGCGGAGCCGTCCATCACATCGCCCCCCATGCTTGCGCCTGGTCGAGCGTGACGGGCACGTTGGTGAGGGCCGTCATCAAGATGTGCCCGATGAACAGGCCAACGATGGCCGCGCAGGCGAACAGGATCAGGAACAGCGTGAAGCCTACGGCAAAGCGCAGGGCGGCGCGGGGGTTAATTCGCGGCAGGGGCAGGGTGGTTGCGACGGCTGGCGTCGGGTGGTCGGGGATGCACGGCATAAAGGCCTCCATCGGGGATACGATGGAGGAGTGTTCGCATAGTGCGAACGGTTAGGCAAACGCTTTTTGCGGACGCGTTCGCTTAAAGCGATTAGAAAGGCGAATCGCGTTTAAACTTTTTTGCCTACCCAAAGCACACGACCTACTGGCACCATCTGTTCGATAGGCCAATCTCTGCGTCCAAATTGCGGGTTGTCTGAAATCATCTCAACATGCCCTTGTAGGGGGGAGCGACCGATCCGTTTGACCTGTAGGGAATCCCCGAAGCGGATGACGAACAACCCGTCATAGCTCAGGTCTCGCTTGGATATATCAATCATAACAAGGTCGTCATCATTCAGGGTCGGTTCCATACTATGACCCTGCACCTTGATCACCTTCAGATCCTTGTCGCTGGCTCCAATCACGTCGCGCATGTAATCTTGCGATAGTGCTAAGTGAGCGACGACAGGCTCATATTCCACAACCGACCCGTGCCCAGCACTTGCTTGAACGTCATATACTGGCACGAGGCTAGGATTGCCGGTGAGGGTGTCATCGCTAGGAACAAGGGTTGTCCCTGTCGTTTCGACACCCGCCAAGCGCATGACATCCTCCCTTGAAATTCCCTTTATCTCAAGAATGCTTGCTATACGTTCAGCAAAGTCCACTGCCAGATATGGCTTTTTGTAGCGATCCTCGTAATGAATATAGCTGGAAAGCTTCATGCCAAGTTGGCCAGCCATTTCGCGTGTTGAAACGGCTGCACGCTCCCGTAAGAGCTTCAATTGATGGGCGGCGGGGCTGACTTCTTTCATACTGCCGTGTTGCCACATCATGCCCATAGCTGTCCGTCCGCATTTTGCACTTGCCAAGTGTTCGCAAAAAACGGACATATGTCCGCATGTCGTATGTCACAAAGATCATCGCAGCATTTGGAGGTGTTCGGCCAATGGCACGAACCATCCAGAAGCCTGTCTCGACTGTACAGTCGTGGAAAGATCGGGGGTCTATCCCCGATGATCACAAATGGCCTGTTCTGACGGCGGCGAACATGCGCGGCCTCACACTCGGAAGGGAGGATTTTTTTCCCCTTCCGCCCGAAGAAAAGCGGGAGGCCACCACGCCATGACGGCTCCCCGCCCCACTGATTACTCATTGCACTCGTCATGCTGCCGATATGCAGCATTGGTACGCCATACCCAAGAAAACGAGGTTTCCGCAGGATGCCTTGGCTCATACCTCCCGGACCATCTGCATAAAATCTGTTTCACCGATGATCTGAATCGCCTTTCCTTCGGTAATCAGAGTTTCGGCCTTCCGGTGTTTGGAACTTTTGCTGTGTCCGGCAAGAACGGTCAAATCCTGATCACCCACGACAAGAATCGTGGTTTTCAAGGTCACGGTTGTTTTGACAGTCATGCCGCATCCGGACGCCAGAAGGGCAGCGTCCTCACGCGTCATCTGCATCGCGCCCGTGAACACGACGATATGCGCGGCATGGCGTCCGTTCGGATCACCCGCAACCGCCACGGCCTTCGGATAGGTTTTGCCGACGGGGCGTGGGACAGGCGTATCAAATGTCCGACCAGTGACCTTTTCGGCAAGCAGCGTGACCTGCGCGGCGGCACGCGCATCTTCGCCTGCGTCGTGATGGTTGAAAACGAGATTGAGCTTGTTTTTCAGGTTGGCCAATCCATGCCCACCGCCATCCCCCTTGAACTCGGGCCATGCGGCCTGCGCCAACTTAACGCTGTCGATCCAGTGAAAATGGGGCAGATCAAGCAAAGCGCTATCGGATGCAGCGGTCATGGCCTTTGGGTCGAAGCTGCTATGGGAAATGATCGGCTGTCGTCGCAGTACGTTGGCCAGATGGCGCATTGCCGTGGCAAAAGTCGGCGCATTCCTAACGGTCGCGGCATCGATGCCGTGAAGCTGGATGTTGAATTCGTCGAAATCATCCATCGGGTTGATGAAGGTGCTGTAGGTCTGCATTCGACCGTGTGCGTCCACCGTTGCAAGACCGATCTGGCAAATGCTGCCGTGCCATTTGTTTGCGGTTTCAACGTCGAGTGCGATGAACCGGTAATTGCCATCGGGCGGCACATAGGCGGGCCGGAGGCTCGTATAGGCCGGAGGGGCTTCTGCAATGTCGGGCGGATCGGCGGTAGGAGTGCGTTCGGAAAGTCCGAACAAGCGTTTCAGAAATCGCATCTCGAGTCCTTGGGCATATCATCGGGAACACTGTTCCCGCGTGTGGCCCATTCCGCAACCTTGAATTGAAGGAGGGCTGAATGCCTGATGAACGCAATATTCTGTCGGCTTTCATGTCGAGCCTTATCAGCCGGTGCGGCGGATATGAAGCTGCCTGCGCCATCATTCAGGCCCGCTGGGGCCATCCAGTGTCCAAGGGGACGCTGACCAAGAAGAAGGCGGGGCAACTGGACTGGTCCGTCACGGACGTGATCGCGCTGCAAGAAGCGGCGGGCGAACGGCCCGTCTTCGCCTGGTTCAATTCGATGGCCGATGAGGATGACGAACTGCCCTGCCTGCTGACCGGCGCGGCGGACCTTTCGGAGGAAACCGGGGAGGCCGTATCGGCGGTCATCAAGGCGCGGACGTCGAAGGACAGGGCGAAGGCGGTGAAGGAACTGCGCGACGTCATCACGAAGTCGGAACAGCTGGTCGATACCTTGGAGGCGAAGCGTTGAGCGTGATTGTCGATTACGGGCGCGACCCTGCGCCGTGGCTGGACTTCGTGAAGCAGATCGACGCCCTTGTGCAACATCTGCCGGATGGGGCGCAGCGGCGGACGAAGTTCGAACAGGATATGCGGTTCTGCAGTGATCCCGACGAATACCTGATGACCACCCCCGTTCTGGTGGCCGGGGTCATCGTCTATCGGATGGAGCCGGGGCCGAAGGCGCTGGCGTTCCGCGACGCATTGGAAGGCGGTGCGGTATGAGTGCGGCCTTCCACCTTTCGCCTGTCGATGCCGACCAGATCGAGCAATACCCCATCCCCGAGGATGAGGATGTCAAAGGCCACCGCTTCGTCATGTTCGACCATGACCGCTGGCTGAACAGCGCGACCTTTTTGAAGATGGGGCCAGAGGTTGGCTGGTATCACCTGAACCTGATCTTCCTTGCCCAGAAGCAGCGCCCCATCGGAACATTGCCGGATGACGATGAGGAACTGGCGCTGATGCTCCGCCTCGACCTTGGCCGCTGGAAGGAACTGCGCAGCCGCGCCATGGGGCCGCTGCACAAGTGGACTCGCGTGCGCGTGGGGAATCGCTTCCGGCTTGGCCACCCTGTCGTGACGAAGATCGCGATGGAGACGGTCGAGGGTCGGCATCTGCGGGCCAAGAGCAACGATGAGAAAGCGATCTATCAGCGCCTGAAGCGGATCCGCGAGGGTCTGATCGATCTGGGCTGCGACCGCACCGTGGTGGGCGATGAGGTTCTGATCCAGCGGCTTGACGCTTGGCTGTTGGATAACGTCACCGGCAAGCGCACGAAGGCGTCCTACGAACGGGCGATGATGCATGCCGCCGCGCAAAAGTGGCTGGTCAGATCGGTAAGCGGCTGATGGGAAACGCAAACAACTGTTCTTGGAACAGTTCCCCACTGTTCCGGAACGTTCTGGAACAGATCGGAACTGTTCTGGCCATAGGAAAGAACAGGATACGGAAAGAACATCTTACGCCGCCAGAACAGTTCGCCGGTCGGTGCCTGTGGATAAGTCGGCTTGCTGGGGAATAGGGGATGACGATGACGGATCACGTTGAACCGACCGGACGCGCCTTGGTGAAGGCGGTGTTGATAGAGCCGCTGGTGCGGGACGGCATGAAGCGCCCCAAGGGCACGAACGCGGACGATTACGAAAAGTGGCTTGGGCGGCTGGCGGATCGGCTGGCCTATCTGCCGCGTCAGCAGCTGGCGGGAATGCGTGACCTGATCGTGCGGCATGCGGTGGTTGGCAAGTCCGGGGCGCAATGGCCGGACTTCGTGATGATCGAGAAGTGGGCCTATGCGATCCTACCGCCCCCACCGCGTGAACACACCTATGCCACGTCGCTGATCCAGTCGGCCATGGGGCGGCAGGCACGGGACGAAGGGTGGCTGGTCGAATTGTATCGGTGCGCCCTGAAGTTCGGCCCGCCCCCCGGCAAGTATGTGATCAGCATGCTTCGGAACGAAGCGGAGGAGAATAAGCGGCGGTTGGAGCGGGTGCGCGAGTGGAACGCGGTGAACCGTGCCAACCCTGCCGACGCAGAATGGCTCGATGGGTGGCATCGGGATGAAAAGCTATGCGAGGCGCTGATTGCGGCTCGGACGGACAGCAGCGAAGGAATGACGGCATGACGATGACAGACATGGGCAGCGCGGGTCTGCTGGCGCTTGGCGAGGAATACGGGCTGCGGGCCGTGGCGCAACGCGTCGTGCGGGACGCGTGGCAAGGGGCGCTGGACGTGCTGGACCAAGGCGCGGCGCGGCTGGATCGGTGGCGGTCGGATGAGGCACGGGATCAGCGGTCCGCGCACCGCATCGCGTTGGACCGGATGCGGGCCGATGACCTGATGGTGACGGCACGGACGATCTGGGCCACACCTCCCGAGGTGATGGCGGCGGCTCCTGTTGCCCCGGCCCGTGGGTGCATGCGCCTGGTCGAAGGGGTTGAGGCGGACGGGTTGATGGCCGCGCGGGTCGGGTGGGATGTGTCCGTCGCCTCGGCTGGCCTGCGGTGGGAAGGGCAGTGCCAGTTGCAGATCATGGTGGAGATTGCCCGCCGTGCCCACGTCAAGCGCATCGGGTCGATGAACGGCTTCGTTGCCCCGTTCACCCCCGGCCAGATCCAGATGGGTCAGCGCTATGCCACGCTGATCGAACGCCATGCAGCGGGCGGGATGAAATGCACGGCCATCGGTCGCACGGGTGGCGGTGGTCAGGGCGGCGACTTCATGGACACGTTCGTCGCGGAGGGGCGTGAGATTGACATGATCCGCACCCGCATCGGAACTGGGCAGGCGATGATCGTGCGGCGGGTGCGTCCTTCGGATCGTGGCACGAAGTCCGGCATCACGGATCGGCGGCTGGTCGATATGGTCTGCCTCGGCGGAAAAGACCTGACGGCGGTTCTGGCGGCGCATGGGTGGGATAGGCAGGTCAAGCAGCTGCACACGCTTCGTGTCGCCTTGGCGGCTGCCTTGGACCGCATGCAGGGCTATTCTGACGGACGCGGCACGAAAGGGGATTGACGCTTAGAACACTCGAAGTCATATCTCTTGTCATCATCTACAACTACGCCCGCAGGTTCCAACCGTGCGGGCTTTTGCATTTCCGGAGGGTGCCATGCGCAAGCTGTGTTGCCATCCCGGCTGTGATGATCTGGCCGAAGTCGGGCGGGCGCGATGCGAGGAACACCTCGGGCCTTGGCTGATTGCAGAGGCTGCACGGAAGCAGGCGGCGAAGTTGGGCAGTGCTGCCCGCGCAGGCGCTGCCTTCTACCAGACAGAGCGGTGGCGGAAGGGAAGCAAGCGCTTCCTTGCCCAGCATCCTCTCTGCGCAGACTGCGGAGAACTTGGACAGGTGATTGCGGCCTCGGAGGTCGATCACATCACGCCGCATCGCGGAGATGCCAAGCTGATGTGGGATCAGTCGAACTGGCAGGCCCTGTGCAAGCCCTGCCATTCGCGCAAGACCGCCCGTGAGGTCTGGCATGGCGGTCGATCCGGCCCCGCCTGACCCATCGGCAGAAATGACACACCCGATCCGAGGACCGAACCCCCGACAAAAAAATCGGGGGTGGTAGACCGGGGGGTATCGAAAAATCGAGGGGGTCAGGGGGGTAACCGATGCCCTAACCTTTTCTTATGCGGTCGGCGAATTGGAAAAAAAAGCCCATTTGGGAGATAGATCAGGAGCTTAGACGATGAAGGGGAAAAAGCCAGAGCTAAAAAATGTCATCCCGATGCGCGGCGATATGAAGAAGACCTCGCCCGATCCCCCGGATGACATGAGCGGAAAGGCCGCGCAGGTCTGGGCCGAACTTGCCCCGTTGCTCGTGGCCAAGGACAGGCTCGATCCCACCTACCATTATCAGTTCCGATCCTACTGCCAGAACGTCGCGACCTTCATAGAGGCCACGGCGTGCGTCGAGGTCGAGGGGCTGTATTACGAAGTCGAGACGCGGAACGGCAAGCAGCAGAAGGCCACCGCCGCCCTGAAGATCCAGATGGCAGCAGCGGACCAGATGCGCCGCGACTCTGCGCTGTTCGGTTTGTCGCCTGTCGATGACGCCCGCCTGAAGGGTGGAGGGTCGCAGGGCGACCTGTTTGCGGAGGTCATGAACCAGTTGAAGAATGGAACCGATTGATCACCCCGTTTCGAAGTATGCGCTGGACGTGATCGCGGGCGACATTATCGCGGGACCGCTCGTGCGGATGGCCTGCGAACGTCACCTGATGGATCTGGAGACAGGTCACGACCGGGGCATCTACTTCGACTGCGAAGCGGCCAGCATGATCTGTCGCTTTGCCAAGATGCTGCAACACACGGCTGGGCCCTTTGCAGGCAAGCCCCTCGCGCTGGAACCTTGGCAGGTGTTTCGCCTCGGCAGCGTCTATGGGTGGAAGCGAAAGGACACGGGGTTGCGGCGGTTCATCAACACCTACCATCAGGTCGGAAAGAAGAACGGGAAGACGACCGATACCGCCGTGCCAATGATCTTCTCGCAGCTGTTCGACGGGGAGGCCGCACCGGAAGGGTATTGCGCGGCGACGACGCGAGACCAGGCGGGGCTTTTGTATCGCGGCATCGGGCGGATCATCCGCCGTTCGCCGTTCCTAGGGCAGTGGATGCGGGCGTTTCAGGGGGTTATCAAGACGACCCCGACCGATGGGCAGATCACCTGCCTGTCCCGCGACGGCAACAGCGCGGACGGCATCAACCCTAGCTTCGTGGCACGGGATGAGATGCACCGCTGGACCGACCGCGAGCTTGCCGAAACCATCGTGGAATCCATGATCGCGCGGTCGCAACCGATCGATTGGGTGATCACCACGGCGGGCCATGATCGCGGATCGCTGTGTGGGGAGTTGCGAGGCTATTCCGAATCGGTCCTGCGGGGCGATGTCCGGGACGACAGCCTGTTTGCCTTCGTGGCGGAACCGCCTGCGGACAGCGATCCGACTGACCCCAAAGCGTGGGCCATGGGCAATCCCAACCTTGGGGTGTCGAAGCCGCTGGAAGCGATGGAGCGGGCGGTGGGGCGGGCCTTGGCCATTTCGGGGCAGATGCCGAACTTCCGCAGGTTCCACATGAACCTCTGGACAGAGGGCGCCGAAAACTGGATCGCGCGTGACGTCTGGGACAGCGGCCTGATGGCCGCGCCCTTCGATGAGCGCAAGCTCTATGGCCGCAAGGCATGGATCGGGCTGGACCTGTCCAACAAGATCGACACCACGGCCATCGTGGTCGCGGTGCCGGTGGACGGGATCATGTATCTGATCGCCTACACCTTCCTGCCTGAAGGCCCGAAAGGCTTCATCCAGCGGGCGCAGATGGAGAAGCGCGAGTATATCGGCTGGCGCGATGACGGCTGGCTTGAGGTCCACACGGGCGGGGCCATCGACGAAGACCAGATACTTGCGCGGCTGGAGATCCTGCGGCGCAAGTTCGACGTGCAGGAAGTGGCCTACGATCCATGGGGCATGAAATATCTGGCGCAGAAGCTGGACCGGAGACGGTTCCCGCTGGTCGAGCATCGGCAGGGTTACCAGTCGATGTCGAACCCGATGAAGCGCTTCGAGGAACTGGTCGCGCAGGGCAGGCTGCGGCATCGCGGGAATCCCGTGCTGGCATGGCAGGTCGGGAACGTCCATCGGGATGAAGACGCATCGGAGAACATCAAGCCGAACAAGGCGAAGTCCACAGGCCGGATCGACGCGTCCGTCGCTGCCATCATGGCGGTGGGTCGTGCGGCATCCGGTGAACATAAACGCAAGGCGCGGGAGATCGAGATCATATGAGCCTGTTCAATCGGATCATGGGATTTGGGGCGACCGTGTCCGGTTCCGACCGGACCGAACCCGTCATGACGGCCAACGATGTGACCGCCCCCGATGCGGTCACGACCGGCACGGCCCATCCTGCGGGGTGGGTGGACAACCTCGGATGGGGTGGCCGGAGCCGGGTGAAGACCCTGCCGCATGTCACCCCGTCCAGCGCCCAGCGTCATTCCACGGTGTTTTCCTGCTGCAACGTCATCGCGGGCGACCTGTCCAAGGTGCCGCTACGCGTCTATCAAGAGAACAAGGATGGCCGCGAAGTTCCGGTCGTGGGCCATCCTGCCAGTTACCTGCTCAACGTCGAATCTTCACCCGGCGTGCCGTCCATCGTTCCCCGCTACATGCTGGCCTATGCCTTCGCCTTGCGCGGGGTGGCCTTCGCCTATGCCCCGCGCGACGGGGCGGGGGAACTGGAACTGATCGCGACGATCCCGCAGAACGGAGTGTCGATCCTGCGCAACGGGCGGGCGCGGTTCTATGACTTGATGGACGGCGCGGAGATCAACCGCCGCGTCCCCGGTCGGTCCATGGTCCACATGCGTTACATGGCAGAGGATGGCTGGACGGGCCGCTCACCTATCGAGGTCGCCTTCGAGAGCATGGGCTTAGCGATGGCGGGGCAAGAGGCGGCAGCGCGTTCGGCCTCGGGCACGACGATGCGGGCCTTCATTCAGATGGAGGACCTCTACGAGGATGAGGAAGCGTTCAAGCGTGCGCAAAAGCGTGTCGCCAATTCCGTGCGTGACCCCGAGGTCGAGGGCTTTCCCATCATGGGTGCCAACGACAAGATCACGCCACTCGACCTGAAGGCGTCCGACATTGAACTGCTGGCCAGCCGTCGCCTCGACCGCGAACAGATCGCGGGGATGTGGCGCGTCCCGCCCACGAAGTTGCAGATCCTCGAATACGGGGTGAAGGCGAACTCGGAACAGGCCGCCATCGATTACCTGACGGACTGCCTCTACCACTGGGGCAGTCAGGTCGAGGATCAGATGTCGCTGTCGATCCTGACCGAAGAGGAGCGGCGGGCGGGTCTGTTCCTGCGCCACGATTACGACGCCCTGCTGCGGGCCACGACGAAGGAACGCTACGAGGCGCTGGCCAAGGCCATCGGCGGCCCCTTCGTCACGCCCAACGAAGGGCGCTTCCGTGAGGGACTTCCCCCGGTCGAAGGCGGCAATGTCCTGAACCCTGCGCCGAACATGACCCGCAAAGAGGGTGGCGGCACTGAACCAAAAGGGGATGACGAATGAACCTACGTCCTGACCATATCCCGACCCTCTCCAGACTGTCGGAGCATGATTTGCAGCTGCTGGAAATCCGCCGTCTCGCGGGCGAGGACGTCTCCTTGTCCTTCCGCATTCCGGTGCCCAGCCTTCCGACGGTCGGGGGTGGAAAATGAAGCGGCCTATCATTGCCAGCCTGTTCGGCTCGGCCCCCGTCGCCATGGCGATGGACTACGCCTCGGCCATGCTGGCCGCAGACATTCCGACCACGCCGCAGACAGAAGCGGCGGGCGGGGCGGGTGGCATCGTCGCATCCGCCCCGGAGCGGTTCACGGTGCAGCGCAGCGTTGCCATTGTTCCCGTTCGGGGCCTTCTGACGTTCAACAGCTTCATCCTCGAACGCTATCTTGGCTGGGCCACTTATTCCGGTCTGGCTGACACGATGACCGAACTGGCCGCCAACACGGACGTGACGGGCATCGTGCTTGAAATCGACAGCCCCGGTGGTTTTGTCACCGGCATCGACGTGGCATCGCTGGCCATCGCGGCTGCGGCCCGCCTGAAGCCGGTTCACGCGCTGGTCAATCCGTTGGCGGCATCGGGCGGATACTGGCTGGGCAGTCAGGCCCGCGACATCACCATGACCCCCGGCAGTGTTGTTGGGTCCATAGGTGTCGCGGTCATGGCCTCGGCCCCCGTTCAGCCAGACAACTATGGCGAACAGCACTTTGTCATGACCTCGACCAACGCCCGCGCCAAGCGGCCTGACCCGACTACGGATGAGGGCAAGGCGGAATTGCAGCGGTCGCTGGATGAGGCGGAAGCGCGGTTCCATGCCGTGGTCGCGGCGGGGCGCAACATCCCCATCGCGGACCTGACCACGCGCTTGAGCGTCACGGATGACCCGCGCGACGGCGGTGCCACGTTCGCCCCCGAAGACGCCATCGCCCGCGGATTGGCCGATCAGGCCGAAACCCGCGCCGCCTTCTATGACCGCATCTTCGGCACCTATGCGCCGAAGCCCCGCACCGTCGCCTCGCGCGGCTACGCGGCCCGTGCTGCTGCTGCCATGGCGGTCGCCTCGATTTAACCCCGTCGCCTTTCGACATGTCCGGCCCTGCTTTCGGCGGGGTCTTTTTTGCTGCGCAAATCGCGGCTTTTTCAGGAGCATTAGATGCCCAAGCATATCGCTGACCTTCGCCGCAAGCGCACCGCAGCCGCGAAGCGCATGGAAACCGCCTCGGCCACGATCACGGGTCTGGAAGCGTCCAGCACCGCTGCCGATCACGCGGACATGGTCGCCGCCGTCAAAGAGTTCGAAGACGCGCAGACCGAGTTCAACGCGCTCGGCACGTCGCTGGGTCGCGCCGAAGCGACCGAAGCCGCGCTGTCCGCCGCCGCTGTGGGCGATCAGCAGCAGAACCAGCCGGGGGCGAACGCCACCGTGCCTGCGGTGCCGAACAACCCCGCCATGGCGGGTGTCGAACTGGGCTTCATGGTTCACGCCTTGGCGCGAAACAAAGGCGATCAGGCGGCTGCAGCTGCCGATCTGGAGAAGTCGGGGCACGGCGGTCTGTCCGCTGCCCTGTCCGGGGCGGATGCTTCGGCGGGTGGTGTGACCATTCCCCGCGCACAAGCGGAAGGCATCCTTCCGCTGCTGACGGCGCGGGTCGCGGTTCGCAATGCCGGTGCCCGCACGTTCCCGATGCCCGCTGGCCAGATCCGCCACGCGAAGCAGACAGGGTCTGCCACCGCGACCTACATCCAAGAGAACGCGCCGATCCCGCCCAGCGAGCCGACCTTCGGTGCGCTGGACATGGGCTTCAAGAAGCTGACGGGCCTTGTGCCAATTGGCAACTCGCTGCTGCGCCATGCCACCACGGCCATGGCCCTGCTGGTCCGTGATGATCTGGTGAACATCATGGCCTTGCGTGAAGACCTCGCGTTCCTGCGCGGTGCGGGCGGTCTGGTCCCGCTGGGTCTGCGGAACTGGATCCCTGAAGGTCGCTGGTTGCCCCCCGCCGCCGCTACCTCGGCATCAGCCGAAGCCAAGTTGCGCACTGTCGTGTCGCGGGTGGAGGATGCGAATGTGGGGATGGTGCGTCCCGGCTGGATCATGCGGGCGGGTGCGAAGAATTGGCTGGCCAGCCTGCGCGACCCCATCGGATTTGCGACGTTCCCGTCCATCGGCTTGAACAACACCCTGCTGGGATATCCGATCCACACCACGTCGCAGATCCCGGACAACCTCGGGGCGGGCGGCAACGAGACGGAAATCTACTTCGGCGACTTTAACGAAGCGATGATCGGGGACAGCATGGTCCTTCAGATCAGCAGCTCCACCGAGGCCATGTATGTCGATGGCACGGGTAAAGCCATTTCGGCATACCAGAACGATCTGACCCTGATGCGGGCCATCTCGGAGCATGACTTCGCGACGGCCCGTGACGAAGCCTTCGCGGGCTTCAACGCGGTCGGCTGGTCCCTCTGATCCCGAACCTCTGAAACCTGCCCCGGCATCGCGCCGGGGCCATCACGGGAACACCCCATGACCAAGACCATCCTGAAATTCACGAAGCATTCGGGCCGTTACAACGCGGGCGAGATCGCGGGCTTCGACACGAAAACCGCCGAAGGCTATATTGCCGCCGGGGTCGCCCATGCCTACACCGCGCCCTCGACCAGCATCGCCGCCCTTTCGACCGGGGCGGATGCGGAGCGCGGCATGGAACAGGCGCGGGAGTTCGCACGGTCGGAACAGGCGCGTCTTCACGCGCAGGCGGATGCCATTCAAGCGCGGGAGATAGAAGGCAATGAAAAGCTGGATGCCCGCGAACGCGCGGTCAAGGATCGCGAGGATGACGTGGCCCGCCGCGAAGCGGCACTGGATCAGGGCCAAGCGACAGGCGGCACGATCGGCACGGCCACCGGAGATGCGTCGATCATCGCGGCGGATCAGGTCGGCCCCTTGCCACCCAACGGGGCCACGCCCCCGACCGGCGAAGGCCATGAAGGCGACAAGGTGACGGAGCAACCGGCGAAGGCTGAGGCCGCTGCGGATGATCTGCCCACCCAAGGCCAAGCCAAGAAAGGCAAGTAAGCCATGCGTGTGATCGGCAATGGCGGGCCGGAGCCGGTCACGCCCGAAGAGTTCATGGCGGCGGTCCACATTGATGAGACTGACGATCTTGTCAATCTGGCCCGCCTGCTGGGATCTGCGGCGGAGGTCGTGGAGCGGGCTGCCAACCGTGTCATCCTGCGACGTCAGTTGGAGATCGAAGCGCCTTGCGTGTCCTGGTCCAGATGGTGGTTGCCGGTGGCGCCCATCATCAGCGTGGATGCGGTCGAGATGCTAAACGCAAACGGGGTGTGGCTGCCTGTTCCTGCCCCGCTCTATCGTCTGTCCCGCGCCTTCACCGAACCGCAGCTGGTGCGACACGGGGCCATATATCCGGGCGTTGAGTGCCGGGTGCGCGTCACGGCAGGCTATGGCGAAGATCGGGGCGGGTTGTCCCTGAAGCGGGCCATCATCCTGCTGGCCAAGGAATGGCACGATGCCGACATCACCGCGACGGACATGAAGCCCGAGGCGTTGAGCTTCGGAGTCCAGCGGCTGATCAAGCAATCCCGTTACCGCCGCCCGCAGGAAGTCGCCTGATGGCCCGCTTCGACAAGCGCGTGAAGGTCCAGCGTCAGGCCCAAGACCTCGACCAGTATGGCAACGTATTGCAGACGTGGTCAGACCTGAAATCCCTATGGGCCAGCGTGCGCGAAACGCCGGGGCGAGAAGCCGTGGTCGCGGGCCGCGTATCGTCCAGCCACACCGCCACCGTCTGGCTGCGGACAGGTCCAACCTCAAAGGCCATCACCGCGCAGGATCGCATCATCTATCGCGGACAGGTCTGGGACATCCTGAATGCGCATCCCGGCGAAGGGGTGGGCATCATTGAACTGCTGATCGAAACAGATGGGAGGGCCGCGCCATGAAGGTGTTGGATGCCGACAAGCTGCGCGTCAACTTCGGAAAGCTGCGCCGTCACTACAAGGAAGAGACGACGAAGGCGCTTCGGCAGAACGGTCAAGACGTAATCCGCGCGGCCAAGATCCTCGCCCCCGTAGGCGAGACGGGGGAAACGCGACGGGCCATTCACGGCGAGATGGTGCCCGATGGTTACAAGATGGACTTTGGTCCCAAGTCTATCGCCCTTGAAGGCGGGCGAAAGGCCGGCACAGCAAAGAGCGGCCAGAAGATCGGTGCCGCCGCTGCCCAGCCGTTCGTGAACCCAGCCATGAGGGCGACGGAGAAACGCCGCGCGGCCCGCCTTCGCAGGGCGGCGAACAAGGCGGTCAAGATGGCCATGAACGGCAATGGCTGAAAATCCCGCAGGCGCTTTGCAGCGGGCCTTGGTGGCGCGGTTACGAGGGGCGGCAAGCCTGACCGCCGTTGTCGGCAACCGCATCTACGACGAACCGCCCGGTGACGCGGGCTTTCCCTTCGTTCGCCTCGGCAACATGGACGTGACGCCGAACAAGACGGACGGCGGCAGGGATTGGGATGTCGGCTTTTCCATAGAGGTCCATTCCAAGCCCAACACGTCCGGTCGTGTGGAAGCAACCGGCATCGCGGCCATCGTCGCGGTGCTGCTGGACGAGCGCGAGGATGAAATGCCGGTGGAGGGGTTCGACCTCGACTGGTGCCAGATCCTCACGTCCTACACCGCCCGCTCTTCGGACGGGAAATCCTACCTCGGCATCGTCGCCTTCGAAGCGTCGGTCGCCCCCATCGCCTGATCCAGCCGGATCGGCACCACGGGCCACGGCCCATTTCCAGCATAGGAGGCCATCATGGCGAAACAGAAGGGGCGCAAGCTCCTGGTCAAGATCAAGTCCGCGACGGAGTATGACGTCCTCTGTGGGCTGACCACCAAGACGCTGACGATCAACAACGAAGAGATCGATGTCACAACAGCGGACTGCGAAGATCCGGACAATGCGATGTGGTCGGAGGTTCTGGACAGCGTCAAGCGGGTCAGCTTGTCCGGTAACGGTATTTCCAAGAAGGATGATGCCGAAGCGACCTTGGCGGAGATTGCCATGTCTTCGCCCCCGGTGGCAGAATTGCAGATCATCGTGCCGAACTTCGGTATGTTTGAAGCGGCCTTCTTCGTCCAGTCGAGCGAGTTTGGCGGAGAACAGACCGGCGGGGTGACCTTCAGCCTGTCGGCAGCGTCCACGGGGCCGGTCACCTTCACCCGCGAAGAGGCGGCCTGATGGCGATTGCGGGCACAGCCCCGCAGCACGAAGAGGAGGTCGGCGGAAAAGTCCGCCGCCTCGCTCTTCGCAATGGGGAGATCGAACGCTTCGAAGCGCAATACGCGCCCTTTGGCGTTTTCGAGTTGTGGGACCAGCTGACAGGGCGTCGTTCGCCCCCGCAGGCGCGGCATATCCGTGATCTGGTGGCGCTGGCGCTGGTCGGCGGCGGTATGTCGGATCGGGCAGCGGATGAACTGGTGGCGTCCCTGCCGCCTTCCGAAAACTTCTCCCTGCACGGCATCGCGTTCCGCGCACTTGGCGGGGCCTTCTTTCCGGTCGAGGTGGAAGCGGCAAAAAAGTCGGATGGATCGCACAGCCCCGGCAGCAGCGATCCGGTCGATATGATGCCGGAAGCCGAATCCGAAACATCGTCGGAGTGATGGGGCGGCTGCCCGCCGAAGTGCGGGCCATGACGCCAGCGGAGACAGATTTGCTGATCGCGGCATGGAACGAGGCGCAGGCGGGCGATTATGTCGCGCCACCGACCGATGATGAATATGAGGAACTGGTGAGGCGCTATGGCTGACAATGAAACGCTCCAACGCATCACGATCCTGTTGCAGGCCAAGGATCGCGACCTCCATCGCTCCATGGAGCGGAACAACCGCCTGATCGCCCGTTTCACGAACGATGCGAACCGGCAGCTGAAGGGCACGGAACAGTCGGTTCAGCGGCTGGACGGTCGCCTTCGAGCCATGTCGGACAGTGCGGCTGCATACGGGAAGAACCTTGCCAGCGGTATGGCAATGGGTGCTGCCACGGCGGGGGTGGGTGTCCTGACAACGGGATTGCGGGAAACCGTTCGGGCAATGGCCGATATCGGTAATCAGTCTAATCGTGCTGGTCTGGGCGTCGAGCAGTTTCAGGAATGGGCTTTCGTAGCCGAAGCCAACCGCGTCGAGATAGACGCCATGGTCGATTCATTTCGGGAGCTTCAACTTCGCGCGGACGAATTCATATCGACGGGTTCGGGCGGGGGTGCGGATGCATTCAAACGGCTCGGGTTCGATCCGGAAGATTTGTCGCGGCGGTTGAAAGACCCTTCCGAACTTATGCTGGAATTGATCAACCGGACCCAAAGCCTCGATAAGGCTGCGCAGATACGCGTCTTTGACGAGGCTTTTGGGCGGGGAGGGTGGCGAACGGTTTGTCGAACTGCTGGGGCAGGGCGAAGGCAAACTACGGGCAACCCTCCAGCGGGCACGTGACCTCGGTGTTGTGCTGGATGAGGAGTGGATACAGCGGGCCACGGTCATCAACGAAAAGTTCGATGCCTTGGCGAAAATCATCTCCGTCAACCTTCAGCAGGGGATCGTCAATTTCGGTGAAAACCTTTCGACGCTTTTGGAGATTGGCGACTTCAAGCTGACGGTCGCTGACGTGAAGGATGCCATTGATAGCCTGACGATGGACAAGGCTGAAGGCGATCTGTCCCAAGGCTTCGCGGACATCCAGTATCAGGCGGCGGTGCTTGCGCAGGAACTGCGAAACCTCGCCGATGCGGCAGACGGGATGGAAGGCGCGACAGCGGTATCGTCACTTGCGGACGAATTGGAACGGGTCGCTGCGGCCTATATGCAAGGTGCCATCAAGGGACCGGAATTGGCTGAACAGGTAAAGGATATCGAAGCACGCGCGGCTGATGCTGCAACGGCTTTGAACGATGTGGACGGCGTGGCTTTCGATGCTGTGCAGGCCCGCCTCGGAATCCTCGGTGGCGTCCTTCGCGGTATCATCGGCTTAGCCCGCGAAGCCGGTGCCGCGATGCCTGGTGACGATGCTGCGGGTGGAGAACAGTTCGGGCCGGTGCAGGAAGTCTGGCGCAATCCGGACGTGGAACTGCCGGACCGCGCCTCACAACGTCCGGACAGGGCCAGTTTTGAAGCGTCCGAAAACTTTGCCTACGGTCTGGAAGATAAGGACAAGGGCAAGGGCGGCGGGGCCAAGAAGGACGAAAGCGAATACAAGGCCCGCGTCGAGGCGATCAAGGAAGAAACCGCCGCACTGAACGCGGAGGCCGCATCTTTGGTCATCGTTGCAGGGGCGGGATATGAATACGCCGATGCGATCGAATATGCACGGCGACGGGCCGAACTGCTTTATGCCGCGCAGAAGGACGGAAAGAAGATCACGCCGGAACTGACGGCGGAGATCGAGAAGCAGGCGGCAACCTATATCAGTGCGGCGCAGAACGTCGAAGACCTGACCGACAAGATGCGCGAACTTGAAGACCAGGCGGAGACAGGGCGGGACGCCATCGCCGGTCTGTTCATGAGCATCCGCGACGGAGCCGATGGGGTGAAGGAACACCTTGCCGGTCTGCTGGAGCGGCTGGCGGAAGTGCAGCTGCAGAACGGATTGGCAGCAGCATCCGGTGGCGGTGGCTGGTTCGGCAATGCTGTCTCCACTCTCGGGTCATGGCTGACCCCCAAGGGCCAGCGGGCGGTGGGCGGCAGCGTGAACAGCGGGCAGCCTTATCTGGTCAACGAGGGCACAGGCCGTTCGGAATTGTTTGTGCCATCCGGCGGCGGGGCCATCCTGACCGTGCCGCAAGCGCAGGCCGCGCTGGCGGGCGGGCGTGAGCGGGCACGGCCACTGTCCGCCCTGCGGGGTTCGGGCGACACCTTCAGTTTCCACATGCCTGTTGACGCCAGAGGTGCGGCAGAGGGGGAGGCGGAACGGTTCCGGAGGGTGCTGCGCGAAGAGACCCCCGGCATCGTGGCCAAGGCGCGGTCGGCCACGATGTCGGGGATGCAGAAAAGCGGGAAGGGATGGCTGAAATGACGAAGGTGTTTGCATGGCCCCCGGTGGGGGTCATCTCGCACGACTGGACGATCCATGCCCCCATCAATGTCTCGCGGTCGCTGATCACGGGACGGCGGTGGGTCAGCGCCCACCAGCCTCGCCGTCGCCTCGTGGACCTGACTGTCAGTGGCGCGAAGCATTACGGCGCGGGATACATGGAGGCGTTGAAGCGGTATCTCGACGGCGGGGTGCATCTGGTGCGGCTGACCAGTTGCAAGATACCCTATGGCCGGACGGATGTGGCCGATGCCATGCGCCAGACAATCCCGGTGCGCTGGTCGGACGGGGATAAGCGTGTGGAATGGACCCGGCCTGCTGCCCCAGTCCTGTTCTTTCTCGGCGCACGTTTGAGTGGTGCGCGTGTCGATGGTGGCCCCGTGCCTCAACTTCGTGTGGAAGGCTTGCCAACCGACAGCCTGATCGGTGTGCCGGGAGAGTTTATCCAGTTTGCAGGGCAGACCTACATGATCGCCGCACCGGCCCGATCCAACAAGAACGGGGTCGCCGTGGTGCGGGTCGCGGGAACCATCACGGCTGCGGAGGGAGAGGTCAGCATCGGCGTCCGCGAGTCCGCGGTATTCGAGGCCCTGTCCATTCCGCGCGGGGGGCGGGCTGGCAATGCCTTCACCCCTTATGACTGGTCTTTCCGTGAGGTCTTCGCAGACGAAGTCGGAGGCTTTCAGGAGATCGACCCATGGAATTGAGACGTGGTGTGCCCCCGGCGATGTTGGCGGCAATGGCAGGCACGACATATCCCGTCTTGTTCGTGCATCTGGACTGGCCGGGGGCACCCGTGTTCGTCCATTCGGCCAAGGGCGTCCTGACATGGGGCGGTCGTGACTGGAAAGGTGTGGGGGCGTTCGGGTCGATCAGCATTCCAGACGAGGGGGGCGGATCGATGGTGACGGCGGAGGCTTCGGTCACGTTGCAGGCCAGTCCCGAAGATCTGGACGCTTACATGGATGATGCCATCCGGAACCGTGAAGCGGCCTTTTATTGGGGTTCACTGACCGCACGTCCCGGCACAGCGGGGGCGCAGCTGATCAGCGATCCGGTCGCAGTCTTTCATGGCGCGATGGACGCGGCGGGGCTGACGTTCGAACCTGATGGCGACAATGTCATATCCTCGATCACGGTGGGTTTGGCGACTGGCCCCGGTGCGCGGTCGTCGGCTTCGGTCTATCATTCAGACCAGGATCAGGCGCGGCGGCATCCCGGCGATACGGCGGGCCGTCTGACTGCGCTGGCGTCCCTGCGGCGCGAAACGATCACATGGCCGGAAAGCTGACGCCAGACGATGTCATGGCGGCGGTGGAGGAGCATATGGGCGGTCCCTTTGTCTGGGGCCTGTCCGATTGCTGCTCGGCCCCCTGCGCGGCCTTTGCGGCCCTGCATGTCATCGATCCCATGGAACGGGTGCGTGGCACCTATGACGACCGGACAGGCGCTCGGCGGCTGATCCAGAGAATGGGCGGGTTGCGGATATTCGCGCACCGCCTCGCGCACGATGCAGGCCTCCGTTCGGGGGGTGGTCTCGGTGCCATCGGCCTGATCCCGAACGGGAAGGGCTTCAGCCTTGCCATCGGGCTGGGCGACCTGTGGGCCGCGAAGGCGGACGCAGGGTTCAGTTTTGTCACGGAGGTTGAGGCAGCATGGTGCGTTTGATTGCGCTGGTAGCAGTGCTGCTGGCTATTCCCGGAATGGCCTCCGCCGATCCGATCACGGCAGCAGTGGCATCTACTTTGGTCGGCTGGGGGGTGAACACCTACATCGCCGGTGTCGCCGCAAGTCTTCTGACCTCGACTGCCCTTCAAATGGCGGCGGGTGCCATACGAGGAAAGCCCGCCACAAGCGGAACCAGTGCCGCACGTGGTTTGAGGCAGGACAGCAGCCTGCCCGCCTATCGGTTCGTCTATGGGGAAGGCTGGGCGGTAGGAACGCCAACCGGCATCGCGGTCAAGGGTAACACCATGTTCGGGTGCTGGATCTTGAACAGCCGCCCAAGTGAGGGACCGTTCGCGCTGATGTTCGACAAGCGCGAGGTTGAGCTTGCGGGCGATCCTTTCAACTTCGCGGGACCGGGGGCCACGGCCACGAACAAGCCCTTCGCCGGTCATGTGAAGGTCTGGATTGGTCGTGGTGATCAGGTGACGATCCCCCAGTTGTTCCTTGATGAGATGCCTGACCATTACCGCGCCACGGATGCATGGCGTGGGCTGACTGTCCTGTGGTTGCAACTGAAAACGGGCAACACGAAGACGCGGGCGGAGCGATGGCCCGCCACGCCCCCGGACGTGGTCGTCAATGGCAAGTGGTCGCGGGTGTGGGATATGCGCGATCCGGCGCAGAAGGCGGATGATCCGACCACATGGAAGTGGTCCGCGAACCACTCGCTCTGCACCCTCGACGCCCTGCGGCATAATCCCATAAAGCCCTATGCCGACCGGCATCTGTGGCTGGAGACGTGGCGGTGGGCGGCGGATGTGGCAGATGAGCGTGTCGGCGTGAAGGGCGGGGGCACGATCCCGCGTTACGAGATCAACGGCACCGTCGTCTATGCCGAAGGAGCGGAACTGGAAGATCAGCTGGACCCGATGCTGATCGCGGGCGCTGCACGGTTCGTCCGTGCCCGTGGCCAGCTTGGCATCATCCCCGGCTGCCCGCAGGCACCCGCCGCCGTGTTGACGGAAATGCTGGTGGGAAGCGGCGCGAACCTGCAACGGTATCAGGAGCGTGACAAGCTGGCGACCTCGGTCACCGGAACCTATCTGGCCCCGGATCGGGGGTATGAGGATACGGCGCTGCCAACCTTTACCTTGGCCGGTGCGCAGGAGGTGGATGGCGGATTGGTGCAGCCCTTGCAGCCTGACCTGTCGCTGATCACCGATCACCGGCAGGGCCAGCGGGTTCAGAAGATCCTGCTGATGCGGACGCGGATGCAACGCGCAATCACTGCGGAGTTTCCACCGGAAGCCTTCGATCTGGTCGCGGGTTCATGGACGCGGACGGTCCTGCCTGCCCCATTCGCCCGATGGTCGGGGCTGTGGGAGGTGGAAAGCACCATGCCACAGGCTGACCTGAAGGATGACGGGGGCGCGGCCTACCGCTGCCAGATGAGCCTGCGCGAGACATCGGACGCCGTCTACGCCTTCGATCCGGAAACGGAGGAGAAGGAAGTGGAGGAATACGAGCTTGACGTGAAGACGCGCGAGGTCCAGCCGCCCGCCAATGTTGCCGTGGATATGCGCGACATGTTCGATCAGACCGCCGCCGGTGCTCTGGTCCCGCGCTTTCGCGTCCAGTTCGATGCCTCGCCCTCCGGGTCCGTCACGTCTTACGAGTGGCAGTTGCGACTGGATGGGGACGACTGGTCGGATGAAACGGGCCGCATCACCCCTTCGGGGGAGGCCACCCGCATCACTGCCTTCGGGGCCATCCTGTCGCAGACTGCGCTTCAGGACTTCCGCATCCGTGCGGTCGGGACACGCGGCGAATCCGGCTGGATCGTCGTGCCGGGTTTGGCGCGGGAATTTGCCTTGGCGGCCGTGAAGTTCACGGGTGGGATTCGCAGGTTCGACCTGACGGCCAAGGCTCCGGAAAACGGGGCTTTCTATGGGGTGCGCATCTTCCGAGCGGATACGCCGGACTTCGCATCCGCAACCCTCGTGCGGCAAAGCGTGGCGCTGCAACCCGGCATGCCGATTGCGTCCAGCTTCACGGAGGTCGCCTCCGGACCCGCCTACCTTTGGGCGGTGCCAATAACGCAAACCTACTCGCTCGGACGGCCAAACGGGCCGCACCGGATCGTCATCGATCCCTGAGCCTCATTCATCGGAGACACCATGAACAGACCCACGATGAAGCTGACGCTTGCGGCGGGCGGCGATAGCGTCGGCGCGACCATCGCAAACCTCGAGGGCGAAGTGAACCGCACGCTCGGCGTGGTTTATGACGACCTGAATAGTCTAGATTCGAAGGCGGACGAAAAAGCTGGCAAATCCGATTTGATCGCGGAAGCCAATGCCCGCAATGCCCTCGCTGGCGCGATCAGCGATCAGCTGGGCGGTGATGCGATCGACATCCGCAACGCTATCGCGGGTGAAGACGGCTATGTCGATATCTTCCTGACCGGGGATCGGGATGACCCCGCCCGCGCTCGGCTGTTTGCGCTCAGCAAGGTGACTGGCCTTCTGTCGCTGGGGGCCTTGGACGCGCAAACCCTGCGGGCGACTGCGCTTGATTTGTATGGCGCAGGCATTGCCGTGCCGCTGGTCAAGCCCGGCGAGGATCAGGTGCTGGATATCGTAGCACTGCGCATGCTGGATGAATCCCGGTCCCGTGCGCTTGGGATCCACGTCAGAACGGGCGAGGTGGATCTGGGGCCGCTGACGCCAAAGTCGCTGGCATCGTTGCGGGCGGACCTCGGCATCGGTGCCGGCGCAAGCGCCCTTGGCCGCGCGTCCGTCGCCGACACCATCCTGCTGATCTGGCAGTCGGGGCAGAGCCTGTCGCTCGGAAGTCGTGCTGTCCTGGCCGATCCGCCGATGCTCTCGACCTCCCCCTACACCCCATACGGCTTCATGCTGAATACCGGCCTGCGCGGTGCAGGGGGTGACTCACTTGATGCCTCCAAAATTGTGGATTTCGTGCCTGCGCAGGACCACTATTCGGAAGGTGGGCAGGGTCAGGTTCCCGGATCGTCCATGATGGCGCAGCTGGCCCGCCTCAACGCAGACAACGGCACCCTGAAGGACATGGTCTGGCGTGGCCACGGTCGCGGCGGGACCAGCATCGTGGATCTTCAGCAGAACAGCCAGTCGTTCCAGAACGGCGTGGTGGAACTGCAAAAGACCATCGCCATCGCGGCAGGCTATGGCCGCGACGTGCGTTTGCCTGCGGTGATGTGGACGCAAGGAGAGCAGGACCGGGCTTTGACGAAGGAGGTCTACAAGGCCGAACTGGTCAAGCTGCGCAACAGCTACAATGCGGCCTACCTGCCGTTGCTGCCGGACGGGCATCCGGACATCGCGCTGATCATCGACCAGGTGTCCGCCAGCACGACGGCAGGTCCCGGCACTCCGGCAGCCATCGCGCAATACGAGGCCATGCGGGACATTCCCGGCTTCTACATGTCCTGCGCGAAGTATTGGGCGGAACTGGTCGACACGGTCCACCTCGAACCACGCTCCACGGCCCTTCTGGGGGAGTATCAGGCGCGGGCGCACAATCAGATCGTCGGCCTTGGCAATACCGGCTTCCGGCCCACCATGCCGCAAAACATCGTCCGCAACGGCAGGATCATCACCCTGACCCTGCGGACCCCCTACGGGCACAGCATCGAGGTCGACACCACGACGCTGCCCGCGCAGGCTAATCTCGGCTTCGAATACAGCGGGGCCAACATCGTCTCGGCCGCTCTTGCGGATGCAGCGGCCCGGACGATCACGATCACCCTCGATGCCGAGGCGGGTGGCACCCTCGCCTATGCCTACACCTCGACCGGCACGGGCTACGGCTCCCGCCCCGGTGCATGGGGCAACATCCGTGACACTGATCCCGCCCGCTCCGTCACGGTGCCGGGCGCGACCCTTCCCAACTGGCTTGTCGCATTTCAGGAACCCGTCGCATGAGCGTTATCACCTTTCCTTTCACCCTGACCGACCCGTCGCCGCGCCTGCGCATCGTGCGGGACTGGGCCACCTATCTTCCCGCGCAGTCTTGGCTGCATGCCTGGTATTCGTTCCGCCCCGAGTTCGTGACGCAGGACGGCAACGGGGCCATCCAGACGCTGATCGACCGTTGCGGGCGGGGGCGCAACTTTGCCGAACCCGGTGCGGCGGTGCGGCCCCGCTTGCAGCCGAACGCCATCAACGGGCACAGTGCCGGGATCTTCTCGGCGCATGGTCTGCGCTACAATGGCGAGTTTCCCGTGGCTGCCTACAGCAAGATTGCCGTGGTCTACGTCTCGCCGCAGGCCACAGGCGACGGCACGATCATCGGCAACACGTCCACGACCCAAGCCCACCACCGCCTCTATGCCGAAACCGGGCAGGCCCGCGCCCGTCATCAGGTCGCGAACGGAGCCGAGGCCACGGGCAACCCTGCCGTGGGCGGGCTGACCCCCGGCAAATGGCATGTGGTGATCGGCACCTTCGACGGCGCGACCGGGGCGCTGGACGTGTCGGTGGATGACGGCCCGCCGGTGACGATCATCGATCCGGATCTGAAGGCGGTCGTGAACAACCAGTTCTTCATCGGCTACGGCAACCTTCCGGGGGGCGTTCCCTCCACGCCGTTCAACGGCTTGATCGCGGACGTGCAGATCTTGAACGTCCCGATCCGCAAGGCGGGTCAGGAAGCCGCCCGCGCTGACGTCCGCGACTTCATTGGCAGCGTTTACGGCATCGCCATCTGATCGCCTGCACATCGCTGATCGACATTCACCCGCCGCGTGCGGGCTTTTTCATGGAGGCCACATGGCACTCGTTCTCAATCCCGCATTGCGCAACATCCAGACCAACGCCGTCGCGGCGCGATTGGCGGGCGGCACCCTCCTGCTCCAGACGGCAGCAGGCGTGACCCTCGGCAGCGTCCAGCTATCCGCACCCGCCTTCGACGCGGCGGTGGATGGCAAGGTGACGGCCCGCGCCATACCGGAGATCATCATCACCACGGCGGGCGCAGTAGGGCGATTCATTCTGCAGTCCGCTGATGGGGCGGATGAGGTCATGGGCACCATCAGCGTCACGGGCGGCGGGGATGTGACGATCACCCGCACGGCCTTCGTCGTCACGGAAGGGGTGGAATTGTCGCCCCTGACCCTCGACCTCGCGAAGGCGGTCTGATGGCGTCCCGCCTCTGGACGCCTGCCGATGTTCCGGCTGCGGAGCGTGCCAACGGCGGGGTGTGGGACTTCGCGTCGGCGCAACTGGACAGCGGTGGCGCGAAGGCCACGGCCATTCCCGATCTTTGGGGGGTGCGGTCCCTCGTGCAGCCGGTGGCCAGCCTTCAGGTGCCGTTCGGACGCGTGGGTGGGTTTTCGGCGCTGGTCTTTCCCGATGCCGTCAATTCCCTGAAGATGGCGACGGCTGCCGCGTTCCAGCCTGCCTGGTATGCCGTGGTCATGCAGTTCCGCGACGGGACGCAGCTGAACACGGACGCGGCCATCTGCACCCTTTGGGGCAACCAGAACGACACGGGCAGCGACAGGGTGCGGCTCCGGTCGCAGACAGGCTTCCTCGACGCCGGGATACGGCCTGTCGTGAATGATGGCCCGGCAAGTGACGTGATCCTGCCGCTGCCCGTGTCGATGGTGGAAATGGCCTTCGCATATGGCGCGGGGACATGGGGGCCGTCGATGACGCCGAACGCCAACCGCAGCTGGCGGGGCCCCATGTTCTACGCCGTGGCGCTTGGGGCCGGATACACGCTCGACACCGTGCAGCGTTTCCAAGGGTATCTCGCGCACCGCTTCGGGTTCGCCAATCGCCTTCCTGCCAGCCATCCGTTCCGCACGGCCCCGCCCATGGTCTATGTGCAGCCCGTGAAAGCCTCCGGTGCCTGCGTCTTGCCGGGGCTGATCGGGAGCGGTCAGGCTCGCGCCATCGCCTCTGCACGCGGGGCCACGGTCCTGCCGGGGCTGGAAGCGGAAGGCACCGCCCGCGCCATCGCAAAGGCGCAAGGCGCGATGCTTCTGCCGGGGCTGGGGGCGGATGGTGTCGCGCGGGCGATTGCGAAAGCGACGGGTGCGGCGCTGCTGCCTGCCCTGACCGGAGCAGGACGCCTGCGCAGCGTCTTCCGCCCCCGTGGTCGCATCTCCACAGCCACAGACAGCCGCATCACCACGTCCGGCAATTCCGGCCGCATCATCTGAGGATCACATGGACAGCTTTTCCATCAAGCGCGGGGATACGGCCCCCGCCATCCGCCGGTCGTTCTCGACCGCAGCGGGACCGCTGGAGATCCCCGCCGATGCCAGCGTCGTCTTCTCCATGGCGGAGGCGGTCACAGGTCGCCTGGTCGTCGACCGCCAGCGCTGCCGGATCGAGGGCAACGAGATCATCTACTTCTGGCAGGACGAGGATACGGCCGTGGACGGTCTCTACGAGGCGGAGTTCGAGATAACCTATGCCGACGGCTCGGTTGAAACTGCGCCGAACGGTGGTTTCATCGTCGTGAAAATCACGCGGGATATTCGCTGATGTGGTGGGTCGGAAGCAGAACCGCCATCGTCGCCGCAGAGGCGCGGGCGGCGCGTGAGGTCGTGGGCGAACCCGAATACCGCGACGGGATGGAAGTGCCGCCCGATCAGCGTGTCACTGAGAGCTGGGCCATCCCAATGCGGACGGCGGACGGGCAGTGGGCCATTCCGGCATATGACGGGCTGACGCCTAAGGGCGTCACGCTGGTTGAACAGATAGACTGGCCGGAGGTGCCGACAGAATGACCCAGAACATCGACAGCAAGGGTGAACGCCTCTTGCCAACCAGACAGTTCTTCCTCGACCGGCTGTGGGTCTGGCTCACGGGGATCGCCTTCTGGGCCATCGGGGCGCTGTTCCTGCTGATCGCCACGCCATTCTGGGCCAACGTGTCCGCCATCTGGCAATCACCCGACACCCTTGCCACGATCTCGGCTGAAGTGGCGGAGTTGCGGGCGGACGTGGCGCAGGCCACGGGGGATGACCGGGTGATCCGCCAGCCCAAAGGGTTGAGCTACGTCACCGAACCCGTCCATCTGGGGGAGGACGTGGTCTACAACCTTGTCATCGAACGCACGACGTTGGGGGCGAACTGCAACTTTATGGGTGGGGAGTCTCTGTTCACCGAATCCGGGGGTGTGATGACCCCCGGATCTGCCCTTCCGGCCAGCACTCGGCGGCTGGCCGCACAGCAAACACGGTTGCATCTGAGGCTGACCCCGCCCGAGAACTTACGTCCTGGACGGATCGAACTGTATCTGGCGCTGGAATACGATTGCGCTGGCAAGCGGGTCTATGACCGCACGGATACGGCAGTCTACCAGCTGCTGGGTAAGATATGAGGAAATTTCGACGCATCGCGTCATGACGATTTGATGCAGGAGTTGAACACGCTCGGCTGCCGTCTTCAGGTCACCTGAGTGAAATTTAGGCGGCTGTGCTTGGCTACGAAGTCACAATAAATAATTCATTAACTTTGACGTGACTCCCGTAAAAAGTGCGGTATACAACCTAAGGGGTAGCTACCTTGACCTAAACGCCTGAAATGCCGTCCATATCCTTGGACGCATCGGTGAATTGTGAGGAATCTGCATGCCCTACATTACTCAAATCAACGGCGCGACAATCGACCTTCAAGCCACGAACCCAGTTGTGACATTGCCACCAACTGGCGTGCTGAACTCCTTCGGGACGTCGACGCAATTCTCGTCTTACAATGTTCTGGACGATGCTGATGCAGCAACCACTGAAACGGGTGATTATCTGGCACCCGTAGTTGGGGGAAGCCCGGTATCCGGAACGTATCAAGGCGGTGTTGAATTCAGCAATGCTGCCCTGACACTTGGTCCGGTTCTAGGTGTCAGTGTTAACCTGACCGTAAACCCCATTTCAGGCAACTATTTCGTTGCAGATGATGGAAGCGTTTTCATCATAACCGAAGGTCCTTTGGACGCCAACAACATCACGGTTTCGGGGTCGCTCAACACTGCACTTCCTCCGACATCAACTCCGTTGGTAGACGTCACGCTGAACCAGCTTCTGGCCAACCCGCTTGTGGCGCCCTTGGTCCCGGGTGGCGTGAATGGTCTGCTCAACGGCGTTATCGTCACACAGGCAGCAGATCCGAGTATTGATCTCGATCTTGATCCTGGCGAAATCAATGATCTTGTCTGCTTCGCTGCAGGGACCATGATCCTCACACCTGATGGCTACCGCCCTGTGGAAGAACTGCAGGCCGGTGATCTGGTGTCCACCAAGGACAATGGCGACAAACCATTGCAGTGGATCGGGTCTCGCCGGTTGAACACTGCGGCGCTTCGGGCTAACCCTCACCTGAACGCCATCCGGATCCGCGCCGGTGCATTGGGTGAAGGCGTTCCATCCTCGGATCTTCTTGTCTCACCGCAACACCGCGTTCTTGTCCGATCCAAGATCGCGATTCGCATGTTTGACTCGAACGAAGTTCTCGTTGCTGCGAAGCAACTGCTTTGCCTGGATGGTATCGATATTGCAGATGACTTGCAGGCCGTAGAGTATTTCCACTTCCTGTTCGATCAGCATGAAGTCGTGATCTCCAACGGTGCCGAGACGGAGTCGTTGTATACCGGGGCACAAGCACTCAAAGGCGTTGGTAAAGCAGCTGCAGAGGAGATCTTTGCGCTTTTCCCAGAGTTGCAGGACGAAGATTACCAAGCGACTGCCGCCCGTCCGTTGCTTTCGGGCCGACAAGGCCGCAAGCTGGCAATGCGACACCTCACAAACGATCGGCCTTTGGTCATCTGATTAGAAAGGGCGGAAACGCTCTCCCCAACTATCCGACCACTTGCCCCGCCTTTGTGCGGGGCTTTTTCATGACTGGAGACACCTATGATCCCTGCAGGGTTCAAGGGCAGTGCCGTGGCGCTGTCCTCTATCGACGTGGCCATGGTGGGCCGTCGCATCGGGACGGGCGAAGACGAGATCCGCGCGGTGCTGGCCGTGGAAACAGCGGGGGGCGGGTTCGACAAGCTGGGCCGTCCGCGCATGTTGTTCGAGCCGCATGTGTTCTGGCGCGAGCTCGGCCAGGGTCAGAAGCGAACGGCTGCCGAGGCAAGCGGGTTGGCCTATCCGGTCTGGGGCATGACCCCCTATCCCGCCGACAGCTACGCGGCCTTCATACGCGCCTACAAACTGGATCCCGCCGCCGCGCTGCGCTCGGCAAGCTGGGGTATCGGGCAGATCATGGGCTTCAACCACAAGGCAGCGGGATATGCCTCGGCGGGGGATATGGTTGCGGCCTTCTGCGAAAGCGAGAAGGCACAACTGGACGCGATGATCAGCTTCATCCGGTCCGAAGGGCTGGACGATGATCTGCGCCGTCACGACTGGTCTGGCTTCGCGCGGGGCTACAACGGGGCGGGATATGCCACCCACGGCTATCACACGAAGCTGGCTGCAGCTTTCGCCAAATGGCAGGCGATCCCGGACGTGCTGCTGACCCACCCGAACATCGGCCTTGGTGCCCGCAACGCGCATGTCACCACTGCGCAAAAGCTGCTGAAGAAGCTGGGCTTCGATCCTAAGGGCATCGACGGGCGGTTTGGCCCTGATACCGATGCCGCGACCGTGGCCTTCCAAGTGTCCCGAGGCCTGACGGCTGACGGCATCATCGGCCCCAAGACGTGGGCCGTCCTTATCCCTGAACTGGAGAATGTCGTATGAAGATCAATCCCGCCATCCCCCGCATCGCCCTGCGCTATGCTGCGGGTGCCCTCGTGACCTACGGCATCGTATCAGACGAAACCGCGCAGGTGATCCAGAACGATCCTGTCATATCGGGGGCCGTGGCCACCGGCCTCGGCATCGTGGTGGGTGTTGCCACGGAAGCGGCCTACGGGCTGGCCAAGCGCCTCGGTTGGCGGACCTGATCTCGATTTTACTGGTAGGGCAAGGATTGCCCCACCGTTACGCCTTAAGTGCAAGCTTGGTCATATCGTATAAGACAAATATCCCGAATAGGATGATATGTAGGCAGGTAAGATTAGCTATACCTTCATAAACCGCCTTATCAGGAAGAAGGGGTTTAACAACACACAAGATGACGGACGCCGCCAGCCCCCCTAGTAAAAATAATGCAGAGGTTTTTATAGCTCGTTTTGTTCTTGTAAATACCTCTTGTCCGACACGTGCTTCTTTCTGGACAAGATTTACATAGGTGTTAGCGGAGAAGCCCAGCGTTATGGTAACAATCACTGCCATAAAGTTTAGAAATTCGTGATTGACGAAATCTTTGAGAAATTCATTTTGATCGCTAAATATAGATTGGTCCAGAAAGTTGACGGTGCCAAAAATCAATAGAGATAAAGAAAATATCATCCACTGATCAAACTTCGTCACGACCTAATATCCTATCCGCGAATTCGCCTTTTAATTCTTCTAGGCTAAGTTCCTTATTATCGTCTGGAACTTCGACTAGTGCAACCTCTTGTTGGTTTTCAGAGGAAAATTTATTATTCTTCCCCATGGCTCGAGCTGTTACGAGACCAGTGCCTTTACTCATCGCTTTTTCAACGGTGTAGTGAACGCGCTCGGTGTCGAGGTCTAAACCCTCAGGGTTTGAAATCTCTACCTTAACCTTTTGAGCATGCTCTATATCGCGAAACTTCCTCATCTCGTCATCGTATTCTTGATCGCCACCAAACATATTGGGGACTTCGAGCAGAACGGTTAATCGAGTTACTCTTCCTTCGTTCCGTTTGACGAAATCCCAAAATGCTTCTTCGTTGGAAATTTCGTGAACGGATGTGAGATATGATAATCCATCAATACGTTCTTCTAACGCTTGTATTAGCCGTGGTGCTATGCTGGACGGTTTCCCGACGTCAGGATGGGACTGAATAGAAAGCTTCTGTCCATCTTTATGATCGCCAGGGTCTAATATCAAAACGGCTGCTTTCCATGCTTCATGGAGATACTCCGTAAAGCCATGCGCAGGTGATCTATTTTCTACCTCAATAATGCGCCGTCCAATTCGACCATAAATTAAACCAGTTCCGTCTGTGCTCTCGATCGGAATATATGCATAATCTACTCCTCTATGCCGGAATTCGACGGTTTGGGAAAATAATGCCCGCAACCATTCTTCTCTGTCTTTTAGTCCATTTAGAAATTCTGAAATATGCTTCTGCTGGCTTCTTCTTAAGCTCAGACGAAACAGATGAAAGCGTAAGATTTTTCCCATCGGCCCCTCGATTTATCGCACGTATAGGGAGATATATCAGCTGAATTTGCAACCTTAATTTTCAATGACGAGCGGAGCAGAATTGTCGGGTCTTCGTGAGCGAGGTGCTGTTCGGACACACTCTTGGCAGGCGGCGGGACTGATCATCTCCAACTTGGAAGCGCGTGTGAGTTTGCTATGAGGTTTCAGGGGTGCGACTGATCACCGTGCATTCCTCTTCACGAATCAAGAGATGTTCCGCAAGCGTTCATGCATATATGAGCGCGTGCATTATTACAGCCAGACCTGCCAATACGGCCATAGCGCATATGTGGCCGTCTCCCGCTGGCTTGAGCGGGGGGAGATGCTGGCACGTGCCCGGTGCACTCTGTGTGGGCATCGGGGCGCGGCCGATCTGGTGATGGTTCCGGTCCGAACGACGGGGTTCAAGTCCGGCACGTCCAGCTTTATGGTCGGCCTGAACGTGATCAAGGTTTGAAGAGCAGGGCTGTGCCCGTGCTTTGGTGGGGTGAAGGGGAGAATTTTAGGTGACGATATTCTGCCTCCCTACCACTTGGACTTCAATTCTCGGCATCAACACTTGAGTTTTGTTATCTTGTATTATTCCATTAACAATCGCGATGATCGTAACTTCAGATTTATGCAATACGCCATAAATATCTTCGTATTGGCAGTAGCCATGCATAATAAGTCCGACCTTTGACAAGGTCCATCTCTCGTAGTCGTTGCCCAGTAGGGGAATCAGGCGGGAAGTCGCGAAGCTTCCCTGCGGCAAGAACGAATCGCTATCTCTATCAACAAGGTAATTGTCGAATTTAGGAAACACCAAATTTGTTAGGTCCACGGGGTTATTAGGGTCGAGTTCAATTAGGCTGTGGTCAGCTATGAAGCGAACTTTTATTGCCGGGGTTTGCCCAAAGTTTTTCCATTTTAGGCGGAAAACGTAACCGCCGTCTTGCTTATCATCAATGTATTCGTCGTTCTCATAGCCATCGGGCATGATCCACGCTCTGTTTGCGGTTACGGCGTCAACTGAAGCAGTCGCAGTTTTTTCCGCAATGACAACTGAAGCTTTGGTCAGCCCTAATGATATATATAGTGCGCGTAAAGATATTAGAGTTACGACAAGCCCACCGGCTGAAACGCACAGACCGATAATGGTGAGTATAACTATATCTTTTTGTGCTTCTAAGCCTTCTAGGGCAATGTAAGTTTGCAGTCCCTTAGCACTTAAATCTTCAATAATTTCAAACAAGTTCTGTCTCACTATTCCATTGGGGCGACAAACCCTGACCATTTATTCATCAATAAGCGTCGGTTATCTAATAGATCAGATCGCGCATAACTGCGCTCGACTTTGCTTCCAATTGTATGGGTAAGGGCCGTCTCCGCCACATCATAGGTCGCGGCCTCCGTGTCCTGCACCCACGTCCTGAAGCTAGTGCGGAAGCCATGCGGCCGCCCCACCTCGCCCAGCAGGTTCATCGCTTTCTCAATGGATGTGCTGGTGATGTAACTGCCGCGTCGGTAGGAGAAGATGAGGTCGCCTGCTGCCGTCTGTCGCTGGTATTCGACAATCGAGAGTGCCGCTTTCGACAGCGGAACGCGAAAGGGCTGGGCTTTGCCCTCGTTGCCCTTCATCCGGTCTGCCGGGATCGTCCAGACATCGCCATCAATCTCGCTGAACCGCGCCCCTCGAGCACCCTCGGACCGGACGGCGGTCAGGATCATCCACCGGAGACATTGGAAGGACGCGCCGGGGCGGTCTAGGCGTTCAAACAGGTCCGGTATCTCCTGCCACGGCGTCGCGGGGATGGATGTGATTTTATGCCGGACCTCGCCCAACATGTGTTGGGCGGCCTTGACCGTGAAGGGATCTACGGCCAGCCCGCTGAGCTTTGCTTGGGTGAAGATGATATGCAGCCGCTGGATTGCCTTCTCCGCAGTCGGGGGTTTTTCCTTCCAGATTGGTGCAAGAGCGTCTCTGATGTCTGACTGATGAATGTCGGTGATGCGACGCTTCCCCAGCCTTGGGATAAGATGGAGGCGGATCGGGCTGAACCATCGCCCACGTTCCCCATCTCCGCGCAAGCCCGCCTTTTTTGCTTCGAACACCGCATCTGCCACCTCGGCAAATGTTGGGTCGCGACGGTCCAGTTCCGCCCGTTCCGCCTCCAACTGCCGTTCACGGGTGGATATGGGGTCACGTCCTGACGCGATGACCGACGCCCAAAGGTCACGCGATTTACGGGCTTCGGCTAAGCTGACTTCGGGATAGCTACCAAGACCCATGTCTCGGCGAACGCCAGCGAAACTGTATCGATAGATCCACCGCCCGCCCGAATCTTTTTTGTGAAGCATTAGGCCAGCACCGTCATTGTGCTTGCCGTCACCCACGTTCCGCAAGCCGATTGCCGTTAGCTTATTCCTCTCACGCGCCAT